AAGCGCTTACCGTCTCTGGTGAGAGACAGTTCAGTGTTGTCGCTGTAGCGTTTAATAGCGAAGAACAACGGGGATTTTGTAGCCTCGTCCTCTCGGTAGTTTTCGCCTTGCACAGTCTTGTAGTTAGCGAGTTCTTCTTTTGTACCTTGTACAGTGTAGCGGAAGGTTGCTGTTCCTTTCTTAGAAACATAAGCACCATGGAATTGGATTTTCATATCTATGTATTATTAGGGTTTCGTGTTCATTACCTACGGGGGGTAGCGTAGGTGCCGAAGGCATACGGGGATAGTGAAGTTGTATACCCCTACCCTCCCATGAATATAAAATGATAGGGGGGGTCTAAAAAATTTCGGGGGAAAATCCTAGGGGAAAAATTGGCGGGGTTGAAAATTGGAAAGGAAATTTTTGTTTTAGACCTATCTTCGTGATTATGAAAAAACTAATCTTTATTTTATCTTTATTCCTCTTCCTAGAAACCCACGCTCAAACTCTTCGTGATTCTGTTTTCGTTAAAACCTCTATATACTCTTGTGTCTACTCAGAGATCTTACAACAACCTAAGAGAGTTTGGTACACTGTTCAGTGTCCTAATGGAAGCTACCCTAGAAAAGGAATGGACTTCTACGTAAACGATTCTATTAAAACAAGTGACGGAAAGGACTATGAGGCTAATGTATGGGATAAGGGACATTGTGCTCCAGCGGCTGATTTTAATTGCGACAGAGAGCGTCTATGGGCTACCTTTTCTTACCTTAATTGTGTACTTCAACATGAGAGACTAAACAGAGGTGCTTGGAGATTATTGGAGGTAAGAGAAAGAGAATTATCTAAGTCTCAAGTAGTGGAGGTAGAGATCAAAATGGTCTACTCTAAAACCTCAGTTAAGTTGCCAACAGGAGCTACCATTCCTGATGGGTTCCTAAAAACCATCAAGTACGGAAAAATTAAGGAGGTTTACTATTTTAAGAACGAAGATCCAGGTACTACAGATTATTTAAGATTTAAAAAGTAAGATAAAATAATGTATATAGACTATTTAAAAGAACACGACTTAATTCAAGGACTCCTTAAAAGACTCCCTAGAGTAGACCCTTATGTAACCCTTGCGATAAACGTCTCTCCTGATTATTCTTCTAATGTGACTATGCAAATAGCCCACCATCTCTCAGAAGAAGGAAAGATGCTAGACTTGTTTCATTTAGATGTTCCTTACCCTGGAGAAAAAAGAGATGTTTACGAGTACGAGTTTAAGCGGAATAGTGTCACCCTTCCTTACAAGTACGATAAAATCATTCTAGTAGAAGCAGCAGTCCTCTCAGGTAATAATTACACTTGGATCAAAGAAAAACTTCTAGACATGGGTTACGAGAATGATGATATTATTACAGTAGCTCTTCTAGAAATGGAATCTAGTAAGTTTAAATGTGACTTCGTCGGAGAGTACTGTAAAGATATGCCTGAGTTCTACTGGGAAAGATATAATAAGAACTGGGACTAACTTCCCTTGACTTAATTTCTAGATTAACTATTTTTGTATTAGGGAAGGATCTGTACCCTTCGGGGTGAGTGTTGTTTGGAGTTACGATTTCTTTGTGACTAATTTCTTTAGCCATTTTTTGGAGGGTAATTAGGTAGGGATTGATCTTTCTCCTGTGTTACCCTACCTAAGCCCTCTTCTTATTTATGATATCTTATGATACGTGATAACTTCTTTCTAACCCCTGGCTATTCTCAAGATCTTCTAGAAGCTATCATTAAAGGCTTTTCAGAGAAGACTTATGTTTGTCCTCATGATTGGCAACAACTTTATCAATTTAAAGAAAGGTTAGGAGTTAAGATTAGGCGAGAAGACCAGAAGTGGTTTATGCTTATTAGAGGAGGAGATAACTACGGAGGAGAGTTCGAAACCCAAGTTATTGAAAGTAAAGCAATTACGTGTTCTAAGCCTAGATTCGAATTCCCTTACCAAAGACAAGGCTTCTTAAGATACGAAGGGCAAGTACAAACAGGCCACTATTTAGAGAACGGCTATATCCTAACAGAAGAAAACCAATACATTGTATTCGAATAATTAATAAATAATTATGAACTTTAAAGTATCCCAACTTAAATCCCTAACAGCAGGGGAAGTAGCAGTAGACGATTTGATCTACGTTATAGACAGTAATCCTACAGATGGTTCTGTTAAATCTAAAAAAGTCACAGTAGGCGACTTAATTGATTCAAGGATTTACGGAATCAGTTCTAGTCAATTCGTTTTAATCACGGGTTACTATGCAGATCCTTCTTGGATTACTTCGTTAGATTGGTCTAAGATAACAAACGCTCCTTCTTTCGTCACTTCTTTGTCGGCTTTAACAGACGTACAACTCTCCACACCGCTTTCAGGACAAGCTTTAGTTTATAACGGAACTAAGTGGGTAAACCAAGGAATAGGAGAACTAGACACTCTAGCTACAGTAACAACCAGAGGAAACACTACAACTAATCCGATTACTGTAGGTGCGTTAACTGTTGCAACTAATTTAATTTCTACAGACATAGGTAATAGTAGAGTAGGAATTGGTACAACAAGTCCTGCTTACAAATTAGAAGTAATTGGAACTCCAAGATTTAGTGGAGGTAGTGCTCAAGGTGCTATTTTTGGAGCAGGTACAGTAATTAATCTTGGATCTGATGCTTATATGTTGGCTACCTCTACAGCTGGTAAAAATGCAGGATATACGATAAGTAGATTTAGTACAGGAGAATACGCAAGTTTTGATTTACTTACTGCAGCTTCGTTAGGTTCAGGGTGGTCTATTCAGATGAGACCAACTTCTACTAGACTAGACATTGTTGATAGAAGTCCTTCTGATAATATCCGAATGACTTTTTTTAATGGCGGCAACATTGCAATAGGAACCACAACTGACTCTGGATTTAAATTGGATGTCAACGGAACTACAAGACTAAAAGGAAATGTTGATATAACTACCAGTGGAGGTACTAATGTTTTATTAGCATATTCTTCTTACGTACAGGCTTGGCAAAGTTTTTATGTAAGCCAGTCTGGGGGTGCGCACAATTTTGCAGTATCAAACGCTTCTAGTGGGGGAACTGCTTATTTTAACAATGTAAACGTAGGTATAGGAACAACATCTCCGCTTTATAAACTTCATGTATCAGGTACTGATGGAGATATAGTCTATATATCAGCAAGCACGGGACAATCAGCTGTCATAGGTGCTACAGGGTCTGGTACTAATAGGATGTATATAGGATACTCCCCAGGAGCAGAAAATATATCTATTACAAGTAGCGGTGTAGTACGTTTAAATTCAATAACCTCAGGAAATGTACTTATCGGAACCACTACTGACGCTGGCTATAAACTAGATGTGAATGGTACAACAAGAATACTAGGATTAGGTACATTTGGAAATTCAATTCGTGTAACGGGCTACGGTATCTTTGGACAAAATGGCGTAGATAATTCAGGAGTAGTTGGTATTGACCAAGGTGGAACTGGTGGAGCTGCTAGAATTTATATGTGCAATTCTGGAGGAAGTGCTTACCCTATTTGGTTTGACGCAGGAGGTAATTCTTATTTTAATTCTGGAAACCTAGGTATAGGAACAACAAGTCCAAGTAATAAACTCGACGTTGTTGGTGATATAGAATTCGGAACACCTAATGTATCGGATACATGGAGACCCATTTTAGGTGTTAGTAACCAAGTTTACCCTCAACCTTTTCTCTCTGTAGCAAACGCAGATCCTGCTATGAGTCGGTTTAACATTGCATTAAAAACCGATACTATTCCTGATGCGACTAATACAGTTACTGGTTTTACTGGACCTCAAATAAACTTATGGAATAGCGGAGTTTCAAAATTCTTAGCAATAAATACAAGTGGCTTACAAGTTAGTAATGGATCTAGTTTACTACTACAGCCAAACTCGGGTAACGTTCTTATTGGAACTACAACGGATTCAGGATACAAACTAGATGTAAATGGTACTGCTCGTATTGTTACATCTCTTGCAATCGGGAATAGCAGTGGAGATGATACTATAACTTTAAATCCACAATCAAGTGGTAGTGCTGTTACAATTAATAATGGCGGTTATATAAAATTTACCTCAGCTATAACATCATATATAAGGGGCATTAGTACAGCTTTTCAAATTATGGATAATACATATACAGCTCGTATTACATTTAGTTGGGCTGGAGCGTCTTATATAAATACAGGTGGTAATCTTGTTATAGGTACTTCAACAGACGCTGGGTATAAATTGGACGTACTGGGAACTACTAGGACTTTAGCCTCTGTTGAAAATGTATTTAGAGTAGAACATACAAATGGAAACTATGCGACCATTCTTATGGGGAATGGAAGTGCGTTGGCTTCTGGGCAATTTGGAATGTATTTTAATGGGGCTGGTATTTGGTCTACTTCAGGTAATTCATTTAGAGTTCATAGTAGCAATATTTCCGTAAATTCTAGCGCAACTACATTTCAAGTTATTGGTGGTTATGGAGGAAGTAGTGGTGTGGGCACTTCTGTTCGGTTAATGTCAAACACATTTAATCAAGGAGTATTTACAGCTACTTCTGGATCTCAAGTAACAGTAATAGTTGGAAATGGTCAAAATGAAAGATGGGAGCCAAGCTCTGGAAATGCTTCATACACACTTTTTGCTATTGCTCCAGTTATTAATACATCTGGTACATACGCAGGTATTGTTACAGGATTTGCGTATAATCCTACACTTACATCAATTACGGGAGTAACTCATCGTGCTATTCATACAGTAACAGGAGATGTTCTTTTAGGGACAACTAGTGGGAATGTTGGAATAGGAACAACAACACCGTTCGGAAAAGTAGATGTAAAAGACGGTGAGATATTTGTAACAACAAGTACTAATGCTAACTTAAGAAGCAGATTAACTTATCAAGGACTTTATGTAAGTCGTTCATCAGATGGTGGGTATGCAGAACAAATCATAAGTACAGATAGTGCTTGGCAATATCATTCTAGAAATAAACACACTCTATACATAGACACTATACCTCATCTTCAAATAGGAAATGTAGGAATATCTGGTTTGAATATACCTCAATCTAGTAACATTATAATAGGAATTTCTGCAGATAATGGTTACAAACTGCAGGTAGTTGGCAACACTTTTGTAAAAGGATCAGCAGGAGCAGTTGGGTTGAATGTTGATTTTGGAAATGTTAACTCAAATGTAAAAATACTTTCTCACGGAAGTTCTGATTTTTCACAAATACAAATAGGAACAAACTTTTCTTTATCACGTAATGGAGGAGGAGACCCTTCGATATCAACAACTTTTGGATTAGGTATTATTTCTAATTCTTTAAGTTTGCAAACAAGTACTGCTGCTCCTGGAAAATTGTGGTTAAAAGGAAACTATGGACTTGGAAGTGCTTATTTTGGAGCAAATAACTCTAATGGTGTAACTGCATCTACTTTATACTTTCAAAATAGCGAAACACCTACTGCTGTTCAGAATGTATTAGCAACATTTAACTTATGGGGAATAAGCGATAATGCAACTGTGCCTACAATCCCTGCTTCCTCTATGTTTTCTCTACATTCTACTACTAAAGGATTTCTTCCTCCAAGACTTACCAGTGCGCAGCGTACAGCTATTAGTTCTCCAGCAGCAGGCCTCTGTGTATTTGATACAGATCTACAGAATCTTTGTTTCTTTAGAGATGGAGTTTGGGTACAAGTAAGTTTCACAGCAATCTAAGCTCTTGACATTTTAATCTATTAAATTATCTTTGCAACGTATACAAAAACAAATTCACATAATTATGGCAACAAAAATTACATCCGTTAACGTACCTGGTAAGGGTACTGGCGAGTACTTGGACTTAACAGTTCTTTCTTTCTCTCTTTTCCCTAGCAGTGTTTCTCTGTACTGGGCTATCAAAGCTGAATCTACCTCTACTAACTCTGAAGGAGAAGAAGTAGTAAGCGTAGGTGCCACTTTGACAGAAGGTAACTTAAGCGTTCCTGAAGCAATTGTATCCACTTGGGGTACTGATGATTCAGTAATTGCTGACTGGGCTATCGAAGAATTGGGCTTGGAGAAGGCTTAATTGTTTAGACAATTTGTCATTATCTCAGCAAAAGGAATTATATTTGCATAAACCAACTAAATTTATATTATGGCAACTAAGTTAACCGAACAAGAAATCGAAGCAATCAAAGGCTTCCAACAGAAAACCCAGAACGTGATTATGGATTTGGGCAAAATCGAACTTCAAATGGCTGATCTTGAGTCTGTAAAAGCTCAAGTAAAAGACGTTATGAAGGAAGTAAGCAAAGAGCAAACTGAGTTCTTCAAAAAAATCGAAGAGACCTACGGTAAAGGTCAAATTAACTTGGAGACCTATGAGCACATTGCTTCAGAAGCTGATGAGACTCCTGTCTATCCAATTTCAGACGCAGAAGTACTTTAATTAAAAGGTAGTTTTAAAAGAAGAACCCTCAGAGAAATCTGGGGGTTTTTTGTTTTATAGTTAAGGAGTTGACTTATTTTTTTAAAGTTTTATCTTTGCCCATAACCAACCTTTTCTCACCTAAGTACCGTTTATGAAAGTCCGAAGTTGCTTTGAACATCCTTTCAGATATCACTGTGCTAGTGAGTTTAACTGTTTTTCTCACTGCCCTACTTTCTAAGTGGGTTATAGAAGACATTATTAAATTTTTAAGAAATAAAAAAAGGTAAAACTATATGAAACTATTAAACTTTATTGGCGGACTCTTCAAAGATGAGAAGGGTGTTGTCTCCATGAAACGCTTGTGCGGATTAGTATGCACAGCTACACTATGCGCTACATTGTACGCTAACTCTTTTACTGAAGCTCACTTTGCTCCTTCTGTTCCTTTGGTGGATGCAGTTGCTTTGTTGGCTTTTGGTTGTCTTTCTTTGACAAGTGCAGAAAAAATTATGAAGAAGCCAGAAACACCTAGCGAAGACTAATTTACTATAAACTATAAACTATAAACTAAAATATAAAATACTATGAGTTTTACTAGAGAACAAATTGAAGCAGCTGTTAAAGCTAAGGGGCACAAATACTTCGAGAACGGAGAATTTAATATCAATGTAATTGGTATTCGTAATAGTGCTACAGGACAAAAAGTTACCAATGCATTTGATGATTGGATGACTTTGAGCTATAAAGAAGGCGGAGAATGGAAGTTCCATATCTGGCCTTGTACCACAGATAACGGTGGTGGAACTGCTCGTGTTAAACCAGGACAATATCCAGGATCACATGGTGTAGGTCTTCACCAAGGTAAATACAAGTGTCTTAAGCAGAAAGCTCCTCTTACTGTATTCCGTGACTATACTAAAGACGGAGTATACCAAGAAGATAAAACTGAGACTGGAGTATTTGGAATTAATATTCATAAAGCAGGAGTAGATTCTGCTCAAGTAAATGATTGGAGTCATGGTTGCCAGGTATTTAAAAAATCTGCTGATTTTGATAAATTTCTTGCAATCTGCGAGAAAGGTGCTAAATTACAGGGAGATTCTTTTACCTACACTTTGATTAAATCAGAAGACATTAAATAATATGCATGATTCTATTTTGGGGTTTCCTAGTACCTCAGGTATATACAAGATAACTTCTCCTACAGGCAAAATCTATGTAGGTGAGGCTGTTAACTTGCGTATACGTTGTAGTTACTATTTAACCCCAAATAGAGTTAAGAAACAAAGAGCTATTTATAATTCTTTGGTAAAGCATGGTGTTGACTTACACAAGATTGAAATACTAGAATTTTGTTCTAGTGAAAATCTATTAGAAAGAGAAAGATACTATCAAGAACACTTTTGTAGTGTAGAGAATGGTTTAAACTGTTATCTAACCCCTACGCATGAAAAGAAAAAAGTTTTGTCATTAGGTACAAAACAACTCATGTCTTTAAAAGCTACAGGAATAAACAATGCGTTCTATGGAAAGAAACACTCTACAGAGTCTTTAAATAAGATATCAGAATCTTCTTCGGGTAGTAACAATCCTAATTATGGAGGAAAACTACAGACAAAAGAATATCTTATAAAGCAAAGTATTTCTAATAGTAAGAAACATCTTAAGTTAACTAACACTATTACAGGAGAAATCCACATCTTCTTAAACTCTAAAGAAGCTGCAAAGTTTGTAGGAGTGGCTGCTTCTAATATCAGAGAATGTAAGAAATTAAAACATAAAGCAAAAAGAATCTATCTAGTAGAAGATTATGAAATCTGTACTAATTAGTCTTTTTCTAATTCTCTCTATCCCCTGTTCTTCTCAAATCAATGTGATGAAGGCAGGGGATGGTTGGGATTTAAAGGTAGACTCAGCCTTAGCATTAATTGCTCAAACAGATGTCAACGCTTACATTAGAGTAATAGATGTCTGCCAAGTAATAGACTTCTGGATTAGCCCCTATTCCTCTAACATAATCTCCCAAGATGGTGGAACCATTTTCATCGCTACAGGAGACATAAAAACGAATTCACTCAATAACCTAGCTTGTGTTATTGTACACGAAAGTCTTCACTTATACTACTTGTTACATCCAGTAGAACAGTCACAGGACGAAGAAGAACTTAAGTGTTATATCTACGAGTTAGACTTTATAAAAAAACTACCAACCCCAGAGCCTTGGTTACAGGCAAATGCAATTGAACAATTACATAAATTAAATAAAACTAAAACAAAATGAATAAACTATTTAAAGTAATCATCGGAGTGTTGACATTGTTGGTTGGCAATGTATCAGCACAAAGTTCTGCTACCTCTCCAGGTACAGGTCATTGGGTTGTAATCGACTCAGGTTATCAAGTAGCTACACACACTGTTGGACAGACTGTAGCTCCTCTTCACTTCTACAATACCTCTACTTCTGAAAAGATCACAGGTATGCAATTCCGTGTATTTTATGATAACACAGCTTTCACAGGAGTTGTGCCTTCTCTTAAAATCTCTTCTTCTGACCAATACCTACAGTACGTAGACAGTAACTCTCAGGGTTTCTTAACTGTTACATTGGCTTACACAGGATCTAGCTCTACTTTTAACTATTCTAACGGAGCTACATTCGATCTTACTTTCACGCACGCAGGAGCTGCTGTATGGAACACATTAGATTCTATTAAGACTCTTAAGGTATCAGGTGTTAAATCATTCGCAAACAAAGCTGCTACTAGCTGGGGTAACGATACTACTTTGGTAGTTTACTCTTATGGTGGTCGCTTCAACCAAAAAGTGTTGAGATTTGCTGCTAAGTTTAAAAACGTAACAGGTTCTGACGCTAAGAACTTGTGGGTGTCTTTGGAAAAGAAAGCTCCTTCAGGATCTTGGACTCAAGTAGAAGCTAAAGCAACTAACTCTACTGGTGTTGTTGTATTTAAGAAGTTCTTGGATACTACTTACTGGGATGTAAGAATGGTTGTTAAGGGAGATACTATGACTCCTGGTAACGTATTCTCTACTGCAGATGCACAGAAGATTAACCAATCTATTCTAGGTCAATACGTTGCTTCAGGTTTCGACTACTACACTATGGACGTAAACGGAACTGATGGAACTATTTCTATTGCAGATGTTTACTCTGTATACGGACGTTTGGCAGGTAGATTTACTTCTTGGCCTAACTCTAAGAAAGATGTAATGTTCTTCACAGTTGCTGAGTACAATTCAATTAACGGATCTGCAACTAACTTAACTTCTACTTACTCTACTATTAATAACTTTAACTACACAATTGACGGTAGAGATTCTATTACTTACTACGTAGCTGTTAAAGGTGATGCTAACTCTACAGGATTTAAGATGGCTCGTTTGACTCCTATCAAAATTGTTAATCCAGCTAACGCTAAGCGTTACATCATTGATGAGACTGTAGAATACGATTTCCCTGCAGAAACTATCGAAATTAACATGCCTAAAGTAACCGTAGATGAAGGTAACTTGGTTAACGTACCAGTTAAAGTATTGACTAACGGTAAGAACTTAGGTGCACTACAATTGGACTTGCGTTATGACACTGCTTACTTAGAGTTTAAGAAAGTAGAAAACACTGAAAAGATGATGAAGTGGACTTCTTACTTAAACCCTTCTAACGGAACTATCTCTTGGGGAGCTGCTGACTTGACTAACGAGAACATGCTTAATGACGGAGAACAAGTATTTACTCTTCAATTCATCGCTAAAAAACCTCAAGACTCTTGGGCTACCGCAGCTTTGTGGACAGGTGCTAAATACGTAGGAGACAAAAACTCTAAAGACATGAACATTACCCCTGCTATGGGAGTAATTGAAGTACGTAGAATTAACAAAGGAGTTATCTCTCTAGATGAATTGAATTCTATTATTAGTTTTCCTAACCCTACAGATGGACCTATTCAGATCCAATTTAAAATTAAGGAAGATAGCGAAGTAGACGTAGCTATCTCTGATGAGATTGGAAGACGTGTACAAACGATTCTAAGCGAAAGAATGCCTGCAGGTAAGTACAAGTATAATACAAACCTAGATCGTCTTCCTAATGGCTTCTACGTGCTTTCTGTAACAACTCAAAAAGAAATCTTACACTCTAAAATAATCGTAAATAAATGAACATAAAAAAAGCACTTGGTTTTAGCCAAGCAGAACCAGTAGCAGTAGATCCTAAGAATAGGTTCTATTACATGCTACAACAAATGCAAGCTAATCGTTGGAAGATTACCGCTATCGTATTAGGCTTGTTTACTTTAATTATCGTTGGAATCAATGCAGCAGTATTCATGGGAGCTGCTATTGGTGAAGACTGGAAAGAAATGTTGCTTATCCTTTTGGGTGCATTCGTAGGTAACTTGAACAAAGTAGTAGACTACTGGTTCAACTCTGAAGAC